GGATATCAGGGACTATAGGAGGTACATGCTTCAGGATAAGGCGTACTGCCATCTACTCGGTGTTGTTGAAGCTTGGATGCCTATTATGCATGTCCAGAGCAGGCCTCCGAGTGCGGAATATAGGTGGTATCGGATTAGCTTTACTCAGGTAGAGGTAGAGGAGAACTGGAGGATGTTGATGAATATGAAAGGAGAATTATAATGGGGAGAGAAGTACGACGAGTAGTATCAGGGTTCGATTGGCCATTGGAGCAAACATGGTGGGGATACTTGCTAGACCCTATTCCGTGCTGCGCCTGCACGGACGGCAAGAATGAATTAGCGGCGTATGGTTTTTGTCCGGTCTGTGAGGGAGAGAGACAAGTGTATCCGCAAGTCAATCCACCAGCAATACCTTTGTCGGAATGCCACCAGCCTTGGCAAGAAACCTACTATTCAGGCTGGCAGATGTGGGAAACGACTTCAGAAGGATCACCAATTAGTCCGGTACTTGAATCGCCAGAGCAGTTAGCGAGTTGGCTAGTGAATAATAAAGCATCAGCCTCAGGTTCCCAGACTGCTACCTACGATGAGTGGCTGGCTATGATAGATAGTGGCTGGTCTGCCAGTGCGGTCTATACTCTGGAGGAAGATTACTATGACCAGCCTACAACTACAACTACCTGACGGATGGATGGCTGCCCGCACAGAAGTTCTCAAACGGCTCCTTATTTCTATCTCAGGTCTCAAAGGATTTGGCAAGACTACTCTTCCTCTCGGACGTGTTGTTGACGGAGTATCCTTTGGAGGAGCCCAGGAACCTATCTTCTACTATAAGTTCGAGACTGGGGATGAGGGAGTGATAGAGCCCATCGCTGCGGCCGGTAGAGAGATCTACACTCATAGAGTCTACTACAACCGAGGAAACTGGAAAGAGTGCTGGGATGCCTTCATGGATCACGTAATTATCGTTTGTGTAGAACTTAGGAGGATTGGTCGGGGAACAGTCATATTCGACACCTTCAGTGAGGTCTATGAGTTGTCTAGGATGGCACATTTCGGAGGACGACTAGCTCAGGTTATGCCTAGAGAATACGGAGTCGTTCACGCTGATCTTAAAGAGGTCATCAGAATGGTGGAAGGTAGCGGGGTTAATGGTGTGTTTCTCCATAAGATGGGTAACGCCTGGGAGAGTTCTCAACTAAAGATTAAGGGCTGGGATGATCATAAGTGGGATATGCAGGTAATGTTAGAGCTGCATAGGTTTAACGCAGATGCCGAGACTGGGACACCCCCGAGATTCCTAGCCTATATCAACGAGTGCAGGCAGAAAGGAGCTTTAGTAGGTAACTGGCTTGAGGGGACGTTTGAGGGAGTAGATGGGAGTGGAGTTCAGAGACATCCTCTTAGTTTTGACTATCTGTTGCGGTGGGTACATGCCTAAAGACTGTGTCCACTTCTGGAAAATAGTCACAGCAACAGAGAGCACTTCCCCTGGGATCTGTACATATTGTGAGGAAGTGAGGATATTTAATAACAGCAGCTTTGCCGAAAACTGGAACGATAAGACTTCACGAGGTGAATCTCAAGATGTTGTTCAAGGTAGACGGAATTATTTAAGAGACAATACTCCAAGGAAGGAGATGGCATGAGTAGGCCGCTGATACCGGAGCAGGTTAAAGACTGGGATGACTTGGCTGGGGTGAAGGCGTCGTGCTCTAGCTGTCGTGGTAGGGGTGAACATATAGAGGGACACGGTCCCACTGACTATGAACGGTACATGTGTGACGACTGTGGAGGGACCAGCCTCGTGTATTTGTTCCCTGAGACGGTACGGGAGTGGTGTGAACATTGCTACATGGGCGTGCCAGTACCTTGCCATAATTGCCAGAGCCGTGGCTGGAACGCAAGCCGGGATGGCTGGGTCTGGATGGAGGCAGTCGTTGCTTGGTACTCATTTTTCCTCAGTAGGTGGGTGGGTAGCTGGGATGATTACGGCAACAATACCTATAAATTGCACCTGCCGGATGACCTTGAGGCAGATTTCCTAACCATGCTAGCAGCAGCCGTGAACAGCATGCCAGGGAGAGTGTGGCCAGAATAGAGGAATGATCTACCTAACCACGGCGCACAATGATAGAGATCTTCCTAGGTATTTCCAGGGTATGGCTATCCGTTGCCCTATTCCTTTTGGAGACTTTATTTTCAAAGGATTCTGGGAGAACTGGGAGCCTGTATCTATATGCGGAGAGAGGAAGCATCTCCCGGACTTATTAAAATGTATTCAAGATAATCGGCACTTGGAGCAGATACGGGGGGCAAGAGAGGCAGGATTCAATCAGGTATTTCTTGTAGTTGAGGATGAGTTTAGAGAAGTATCTGGCGATGTAGAACTCATCCGACGGGGAAAGTGGCAAAGGCAAGGTTTCGATTACGGAAGGTTGGAGTCCTACCTCTTGCAGCTTCAGTATTATGCAGGAATTCAAGTCTTCTTCACCAGAAATGCAAGAGAGACAGCTCAGAAAGTCATTAACATTTACCGCTTGTTTCAGAAGCCCCCGGAAGAACATTCCAGTCTTAACGGTTTTCACCAACAAGCTGTTCCGATCTCCTTGAATGGAAGACCTGGGTTAAAGAGGAGAGTGTTTAAGGAGCTGCATGGGATTGGATGGGAGTTGAGCGGGAGAGCTGAGGATCACTTCAAGGACTGGAGTTTAATTGAGGCATTAGGGAGTGGAGACGAATGGCAGAAGATAGAGAGAGTAGGACCGGAGATCAGCAGGATGATATATGCAGAGGTAACAGAGAAGTAAGCCTATACCTGACTGATGAGGAATTAGCAGCTCCTTGCCAGTCCATGTCTCATAGTTATCATAATTTGCGGTGCGTAGCTGATGCCGCTACACGAAAAGCGTTGCGGGGCTGTGTGAAGTTCATAGCAACCTACGATGAATACACAGTTAGGCCAGATGTCGTCGTATATCAACTAAAACAACGTTTTACCAAAATGGGCATCGAGTCGCGGGTAGAGGTACAGTGATGTCTTGTGGAAAGGTGAAGTTCTGGTGGTGTCTAGGGCACCATGGAAATGGGATATTTCTAAGTAGTAAAGGTGATGGTGCGATGACATGCCAGACTTGTGGCCATGTAGCAGAGTACAGTCCGGGGAGTGACGGACGATGAACGTACTATATGCCGCTAACCGGGCCTGTAGAGCTTGCCCTATGAGGAATGAGTGCGAGGGGCCGGTGCCTGCTGAGGGACCTATGGATGCTAAGGTGGCGTTAATAGGGGAGGCACCAGGAAGGAATGAAGACAGGCTAGGTAGACCGTGGATGGGAGCGGCTGGCCAGTTTCTAATGTCGCTCCTTAGATCCATTGGATTAACACGGGAGCAAGTGTGGCTATCTAATATGAGCAAGTGCCGACCTAAAGGGAATAGGACTCCTACTATTGAAGAGGCTAAGTTCTGTGCGAGTAGATGGCTTGAAGTTGAGTTGAACATGGTTAATCCTAGGGTGATAGGATTGTTGGGGGATGTGGCTACTTCCTATTTCCTTGGGCCAGGGGCCATGTATGAGAGGCACGGTAAGCCCTATGATGCCGAGAACGGGCTTCCTATCCTCCTTCCCATGTATCATCCTGCCGCAGGTTTACACGACAAAGGAGAGAATAGATTAAGTCAGATCATGGAGGACTTCAAGGTACTAGGGGAGGTGGTTAGAGGGGAGTGGAAGCCGGTAGTGGATGAGTATCCTGAGCCGGACTATGTTGATGTTGATGAATTCTCTCTTGATGAAGCGGAGATGCTGAGAGGAAGGCTCTACCGAGATAATCCTACCGTGGAAGCAGTAGATACAGAAACTGTGAATGGAAAATTGTGGAGCGTCCAGCTGTCTAGTAACCCAGGATCTGGTCTGTTCATACCCAAAGAAAGGTGGAACTTCACTCCTCCATCTGGGCGTACATGCGTTGTCCATAACTATATGTACGACGCTAGGTTCATCGACCTACCTCCTAATACCAAAGACACGATGGTAATGGCGTACCTCTTAGGTCTCCCTCAGGGTCTCAAGGAATTAGCCAAGAGACTCTGCGGTATGGAGATGCAGTCCTATACCGAGATGACCAGGGAGTATGGGAAGGGGAAGGCGATGACTTACTTGGAGGAAGCTGTAGCTCTTCATCCTGACTCCCCTCCTACTAAGGCAATCCGAGACAAGGCCGCGAAGAAAGGCGAAACTCTTATTCTAGATATGTGGAAGTCTCTAGAAGAGGTAGAAGACGCTACTTGGAATAAGAAGAATCAGCAGTTCGAAATAAAGAAGAGTAAGCCTCAACACATAGTAGTTAAGATGAAGAAGATTCTAGCTGATGTCAGAGGCGGAAAGGAACTGAAAGATGGGCCCGTTGACCCTTTCACTAGATGGAATGCCATTGACTCACGAGAACGTCGAGTGGTTGAAAATGATCTTGGACCAATGCCTGAAGGAACCCTTGAAGACGCACCACGAGAAAGTGCTGTCTCTTACTCTTGCCGTGACGCAGACGCTACCGGAAGAATCTATCCTATCCTCTGGCAGCAAATCCTAGATAAAGGGCTCCTCCCTGTCTTTATGATGGACATGGGGACCTTGCCTATCGCACTGGAGATGGAAAAGAATGGGATCAAGATTGATGTAGGGAAGCTGAAGGAGTTAGGGGATAGATTTGTGGGGATGTTGCAGGAGAAGAGTGAGGAGATATTTGAGACAGCGAATGTGAGGGATATAGATTCGTGTCTCCACTGTGAAGGTAATGGAGGATCGCTACCGGCTGAAGCGGAGGTTTCGTGGCGTTCATGGGTTGCTTGCAGCTCCTGCGAGGGGAAAGGGTTTATTATTGGGAAGTTAAAACGCTTCAACCCCAACTCCAATAAAGAATTAGCTACTCTCTTCTTTACTGATCTAGGATTCACTCCTACTAAGTATACTCCTACCGGGGAGCCTTCTGTAGCTAGAGGAGAACTAGCTAAGATAGACCATCCTGTAGTAGGTATGATTGAGGACTATAGACATATCCAGCATCTCAAGGATTCCTTTTGCGACACTCTTCCTGGCAAGGCTGACTCTAACGGAAGAGTTCATCCGACTATTAAGACGACACGGACAGCGACAGGCAGATGGGCCATGGAAGACCCTAACTGTCAGCAGATTCCAAGCCGGGATGAGCTAGGGAAGGAGATTAGAAAGGCATTCATTGCAGAGAACGGCAACGTCTTGGTCTCCATTGACCACTCGCAGATCGAGATGAGGGTCCAGGCACACGTAGCTCAGTGTAAGAGTATGATCCAGATCTTTCAAGAGGGTAGACATATTCACCGAGAGACCTGCGCAGAGATATACGGAATCTCTCTAGCTAACGTGAATCAAGACGGTCCGGAGTATAAAGCCACTAAGAACATAGGCTTTGGAGTCATGTACTTGGAGACTGAGGAAGGTCTCTTTACTCAGATGAAGAGAGAGAAAGCAGAGGGTTGGGACACAGCTAGATGCCGAGCTTTTATCAAGGACTGGTATAAGCTACGGCCCGAGGTGTGGACCTGGCAACAGGAGACTATAGCCTTTGCTCGTAGGAACGGGTACGTTAAAAGTATAATGGGGAGGATTAGAGAGATTCCCGAGTGTCTAGTACCAATAGACTGGATTCAGAGCCAAGGAGATAGGCAGGCAGTTAATATGCCAATTCAAGGAACTGCTCAGGACATTCTGAAGCAGGCAATGGTAAAGCTTTGGAGTGAAAAGCCTGATGGTGAAGAGATGATTACTCCTTGGAGGTGGCTTCTACAAGTACACGATGAATTAATCTGGGAAGTCAAGGCAGACTATGCTGATAGATTGATAGAACGATTTAGTCCTATCATGGGGAACATAGTCAAGCTCTCAGTACCTTTAGAGGTAGAGGCTAAGGTCGGACTAAATTGGGGCGAAATGGTGAAGAGATGATTGACAATCTTCGCCCTAATCCCATGGTGTGGTTAGTATGCGAGGAATGCGGGGAAGAGTTCCCTAGGTATGCGAGTAAAGTGAGAATGAACCTCAAGCGAGAAAGGAGGCATATCTGGTGTAGTCGCCGATGTCAGGGATTTTGGTTAAAGAGGCGAGGAGATTATGGGCTTAATCCCTACCGGAACAACAAAGGTAGATACATGACTGAGGAGGGATAATGGCTAAGACTAAAAAGAAACCTGTGATAGAGCTAGAACACGCTGAGTTGACGCACGCCGCTATCAAGCTTCTACATAC